CACCGTCGCAGACCCGTTGATGACGCTGAATGAGCTCTGATCATCGGTGGGGATGGTGACGTTGCCCTCACGCTGGCAGAAATCCCAAGCGCGATCCGTCAGCAGTCGCGCCTGAGCGTCATTCAGCAGGGTGTCAAGCTGGGTGTCATAGGTGTCATTGGTGGGGTCGTAATCGAGCAGGTTGCCCACAAACGCCCGAAGGTCAGCCAGATTCACGCTTGACTCCTGCCTGCTGAAAGGCCCCGACGGCCACAGGGAACCGCCGGGGCCAGTGTAGCGGGGGACGCTACGGGAGTGGGCTCAGAACTGCTTCTTGACCATGATGGCGACCTTGTTGGCCGTGGTCGCACCCTTGGCCTCGAGGCTGACAGCGAAGCAGCCAGCGGTATCGGAGGCAGCGGACGCGTCCACCTCACCCGCAGCGGTCTTGCCAGCGGAGAGGGGGAGGCCAGCCGCACCGATGGTGCCGCCTGCGCAGTTCACATCAGCGACGTAGCCAGCGACCACCACGCGCACGGGCTGCCCAGCCGTGGCAGCGTTGAGCGCCACACCGACTGCGAGCGGGTTGCCCGTTGCGACGTTCGCAGCCTGGATGACATACAGCGCCTTGTCAGCGCCCGTCTTGCTGGTGTCGGAGCCGACCACATCGAGGGCAGCGATGGTGCCACCCGCAATGAACGTCTCGACCTGGCGACGGTGCGAGGTGTCGGAGGCCTCACCGGGGGCGAGGTACTGGATGAGCGTCGAGGTTGCCATGATCAGGCCTCCGCGTCGATGAGGATTGCGTGGGAAGCGAGGTGACCGGTCACCAGCTGCATCCGGCAGAACACCATCGCAGCCTCAGTGGCGGTACCCGGCACGGGCATCATGTCAGACACGTTGAAGAAGCCATCCGTATCGACGTAGAGCTGGAACTGGTCGGAGCTCAGCAGGTAGGCGCTGACGGCCTTGGCACCCATGCCCGAGGCAGCGGAAGCGGTGAACCCGAGGTTCGGGTCAACGTAGATGCGGGCACCCCGGTAGGTGGCCACCATCTGCCCGTTCAGCCCATCGCGGTCGGTGACGTTGATGTACTGGATGCGCGAGTCCATCAGAGCCAGGAACGCAGCGTAGCAGCTCGGGGACATCAGCATGATGTCGGGGGTGGTGCCAGACGGGTTGTAGATCTGCGTCTGGATGAAGAGCTCATCGAGGTGGCTCAGCGCGAGCGTGCCACCCGCATCGACGTACTGGTTGAACCAGTTCTGCGCGCGGTAGGTGGTCTTCGCGAGGCCTCCCACAGAGTTGATCTGCGACGCGCCAGCCACACCCTCGAGCCAGCCGGTCGAGTCCGGGGCGACCAGGCTGGTGCCGTTGCCGTTGAGGGTCTGCAGGGTGGTGATCTTGCCCGAGTTACCGACGATGACCTGCTTGCTGACCTCCTTCTTGAGGCTCAGCATCACATTCTTCATCTTCGACTCGAGGATGTTGACGATCGCGAGGTCACCCTTGTTGGCGGCCTTTTCGACCGCGCTCAGCACGATGGGCTGAGTGAAGTTCGAGTACTCAAACTTCGCAGTCTGGAACGGATCGGTGACAGCCATGCTGACCGGCTCGAAGCCGTTGCTGAGCTCGGTGATGGAGCTGTGGTCACCGAAGATGACCGGCTGGTCAACGCGCAGGCCCCCACTGACCTTGATGAGGTTGCCGTGGTCCTCGATGGCGCGGATCAGGGGGTGAGCGATGAAGGAGTTGTCGATGAGCTTGTCACGCAGCAGCTGCAGCGTGGTCGAAATGACTGACTGGGGAGCCATAGCAGGCCTCCAAAAAAGTGATGCACGGGTTGAAGCGTGCTCCCACTCGGGAGTGCTGTGGCTGCAGCGTCAGTGGTCGCCCGATCGCACGGGGTAGACATAGCGGTGCTTGCCTTGACCGAAGGCTACCGCGTTCGCTCTCGCGCGTCTACCCCGTGCCCCCTCAACCCTGGTGCATTGCCTTCGCGAGCGCCAGCAGGTCTGCGTTGCTCATCTTGCGCATTTCGCCCCTCGAGGGCTGCGAGGCCAGACCCTTGCGCCCGATGCCCGTGGCCTTCGCTGCCTCGCGCCTGGCAGCACGCTTAGCCCGCTGCGCCTCCTGCGCCTCAGCAGCTGCTGCCTGCTTCCTGCGCCCCATCACAGCCCAGTAGGCCGTCTCGAGGTCGAGGCTGGTGTTGCTCTCGAGCATCGCCTGCACATCAGACCGCAGCGCCTGGTCAGTCTCGAAGTCGGGATGCTCAGCGAGGAAGGTGTTGTAGGCCTGCTCAGCCTGCTGCACCTCATACTCCTGCTGCATCGGCTCGAGCAGAGCGTTGAGCCTGACCTGCACCTCATGCTCAATGCGGGCCTTGATGCTGTCCTCATTCCAGGGGTCATACTCAGGCAGCTCGCTGCGCAGCTGCTCGAGCTCGCGCTTGCCCTTGAGCAGCGCAGCACGCTCAGCCTGCGCCTCCTTGCGCATCGCAGCCGCCTCCTGAGTCTTGCGGGTGTAGTCTCCCTGCATCTGCTTCATCAGCGCTGCAGCTCGGGGGTCGATGGCCTCGATGCGGGTGACCGCATCGCGCCAGCTCAGGCGCGCGTCGCTGCCTGCCTCGGGCTCGGGGTCGCTGGTGTCTTCGGGTGCCTCGACCTCGGGCGCTGCCTCGACCTCAGCGGGTGCTGCTGCCTCAGCCTCAGCGGGTGCATCGAACCCGAGCGGGCCGACCTCTGCTAGCACTGCCTCTGCAGTGCTCTGGTGCGGGGTGGTCATCAACTGACTCCCTGTGTGTGGTGTGGTGCTAGCGTTCAGCCAGCTGGATCGGGGTACCCACAGTGCGGTACCACGATGGGTTGTAGCCAGGCGCGATCTTGAACCTGATGGGCTTTCCGAAGAAGCTGGTGCCCAGCGTGATCACGCTGGCATTTTGGATCCGGTTGAGCAGGAAGGTGCGCCAGCCAGGCAGGTCACCCGTCGCAGACGCACTGCGAGGATCGACATAGAGGTGCACATAGGTGCGCCCTGTCCGGTTGTCGGTCCACATCGCATGAGGGTTGCCCTCGCGCTGACCTCTCGCACCAGGCTTTTCGGGGGGCTGCCATTTGTCGATGTAGTAGTACGAGACGGGCAGCCGGTTTGCGATGGCATAGCGCAGGTTGCTGACGGTATCGCCACCACCGATGTCGAAGTCGAGCCGCTGCCCTGCGCGCCCTGCCCTCGGGATGACCGTGGCAGGCTTGCGCTGACCGATGCCGAATAGGCCGAGCAGCTTCGCGCGCAGGGTGCGTGCCATCAGCGACGCATCCGGGCAGCAAAGTCGAACTCCTCGACCTCAACATCCTCATCCTCGCCACCCATATCGGGCAGCTCGGTGTCAGGCTCAGCGTCAGGGATCTCCTGCTCGAGGAAGGCCTGAAACTCGGGATCGCTCAGCAGCCCCTTGATGGCTGCTGTGATGGCGGTGAGCTCGCGATCACCCTTGATGTCCTCGAGGGCAACGGGCAGGGGCTTGCCGTATTCCTCAGCAGCTGCGCCGATCATCGCCAGGAACCGCACCATCTCGGGGTCCATCGCCTCGGTGGGGCCGTCGTACTCACCAGCACCCAGGTCGAGGCCCATCATGCCAGCGACCTCAGCGATGGCCATGGCCAGACCGGTGAGCACCTTCTTGCTGTAGGGCTTGTCAGGGGGAGGCACCACTACCATCAGCGTCTCACCGATGATCTCATCCTCCTGCCCTGCGAGTTCCTCGAACTCAGGGGGGAGGGGGGCGCGGGAAGCTCCGATGTCGAGGGGCATGATCAAACTCCGGGGAAGGGCAGGGGGGCTGGTGGCAGCGCTGCTGCCTCTTCGGGGGTGGGCTCAATGGGCTGGGGCTCTTCGATGTCTGCCAGGGTCTGTGGCAGGTCGTAGGTGCGCACCAGTTCCTCGAGGATGGCACGGGGGTCAGCACCGAGCTGCACCAGAACGGGTGCCAGGCGCTCGAGGCTCTGACGCTTGACCTCATCACCCATCGGGGTGCTCCCTGCATCGACTGCCCAATACTGGAAATCGCCGGTCAAGTCGTCTGCGCTGAGCATGGTGGGGCCTACCGGGTTCGGCAATGCGAGGGGCTCAGCCTCATCACCGAGCAGCACGCTGAGGATGATGTTGTAAACCCTCGCGACCTCGCTGATGACCTCATCCCGAGTGCGAGCCATTCGCCCCACCTCGCTCGAGGTGTAGTCAGCGAGCAGCCGCTGCTCAGTGGCTGTGGTGCCAGTGACCTCGCCCCTCGTGAAAGGTGCCATCAGGCCCGCATCGTTGATGTCAGCGGTGACCGTCTGCGCGTAAAGGCTGATATCTGCAGGGATGGGGGAGTTCGGCACGGGGATGATGTTGCCCTCGAGGGCGCTGCCAGGTGGCAGGTCAACCTCGATGAACTCACCATCAAGCCCCTGCCCGATCTTCGCAGTGGCAGCCTCATCGAGGAACCCGCTGCGCACCATCCACTGACGTGCCATCCGACGCACCCCCTGTGACTGGTAGGTGCGCAGCACGTTGAGCTCGCGAAACTGGTCAAACGACCGATCGAGCAGCGAGTAGCCCCTGAGCGGGGTGTCAGGGTCGCGACTCAGGTAGACCGGGATGATGGGCACCACAGGCCTGCCTGATGCAGTCTTGAAGGGGATGCCTGTGGTTTCGTGCACGATTTCTGCGTCAGGCGTCTCAGCCTCAGCGTCAGCTTCCTCATCGAGGGCACCGACCTGCACCTTGACCCCCTCAAATACAAACTCCTTGCCCGCAGCGTAGTCAGGCGACCACACCAGCAGCTCATCACTGCGCAGGTCATACAACTCGACCACCCGGCACCACTGGTCAGTGGTATCGACCCCGGTGTTGCGTGCGATGGCTGACTGCCCTGCGATGTCAGTGCGATCGATCCACTTGCTGTATGGGCGTCCGGTGAACTCATCCTCACGCTTGCTGTAGCGCTCAGCAGCCTCGTAGACGGGCACAAGGTAGCTGTGCCCCACGAACCGCTGCTGCTCCCAGCTGCCTGCGGTCGAGTCAACCACCACCTCCCAGGGGGCCAGCGCAGTGCAGGCCACTCGCTTGAGCGGGTCTACATTCTCAACCGGTGCGAGCTTGAGGAAGGAGCAGGGGTAGATGAGGCTCAGGCGCGTCGCATCCTCGAGCTGCTCGCGAATGGTCAGCAGGTACTGGTTCGCAGTCGCCTCAGCGACCTCAGGATTCCCTCGCTTGCGCAGGTCATCCTGCACCATCACTGCAGGATTTTTGGCAAATAGGGAACCCAGGTAGCTCTCGACCACTGCGTAGGCCTTCGGCACCTCGGTGCGCAGCACCACATCGTGAACCATCTGACGGTCGCGCCAAAAGTCAGTCATGTAGAGCGCGCGCAGCTCGCGCATCCTGGGGCGCAGCTGATCCCAATACGCATCATGCGCGTCGATGATCTCCTGCGCTTCGAGCGGGGTCAGCATGATGTCACCTCTCAGAATGGCAGGCCCGCTGCCCGAATGCGACGGGCTCGCGCCTTCGACAGCAGGGTATCAACTCGCAGGCCTTTCGTCGCGACTGCTGTGGTGCGCCAGGCGCTCGGGACATCCCTGAGGCACCGATACGCAAGCGCGATGGCCACAGCTGCGTCATCGTGGCCACCCTTCGGGGCCTCGGGTGCGACCTTGCCCGAGGGGATGGTGAGGCTGCGCAGCTCGAGCCAGGTCACCCGATCGAGCAGCTGAATGGCTCGCAGCGCCTCGCGCAAGGTGTCGAACGCATCGAGTTTGCTCTGCAGGGTGGTCACCCAGGGCTTCCCCTGCGGGTTGCGCCATTGCTGGTGGTACCGGGTATAGCTGAGCTCCAACCCGAATGCGTGCCCGTGGTTGTTCGACTCATAGAGCATGAGCGCCTGGTTGTACCTGCTCGCCACCTGCACAGCTCGGTGCGCCCACTCAGCCGGGGTCACCCGGTTGCTGCGCTCCACATAGACCGGTTGCATGGTGGCGACCGACACCACGCACATCGCTGAGTAGTCCCCACCAACCCCACCCCCGATGTCGACCCCCATCACATAGCGGTCGCCTGGGTGAGGGGCCTCGAGCTCTCGACCTGCGTGCTGCCCGATCGCGTGGTGATCAAGCACAGTGATGTCCTGCATCACCTCGTCATCGTAGTAGCCACCCTCGCGATCGAGGAAGCAATCATCCAGGCACGCTGGGTATTCGCGCCTGAACTTGTGCTTGCTGTTCAGCGCATCGATCTTGCGCCTGCGCCAGTGCAGCTGCCCGAGCGTCAGGTTGTACTCGAGCTGCAGCTTGACCTCTTCTTCAGTCAGCGTGCCCTCGAACCCATCGGGCACCATCTCGGGGGGATCGGTGTAGGCAGGGTGTTCCCACCACCACATGGTGATGAGCGTCCATTCACCCTCACCCCCTGCTGCCTCGAGCACCAGGCGGCTAAACCAGTCACCGGGTGCGTTCGCTGTGCTCTCGAGCATCAGCAGCCCCTCACCCACTGCTGCATCAGCCTGCGCAATCACTTCCTCGAGGTCAGGCGCGAACGCTGCCTCACTCACCACAGCAGCTGCGGGGGTGAACGACCGCAGACCGGTCTGCGACCTCGAGGTGAAGGCCTGCAGGCTCGCGCCTGTGTCCTCGTACACGATGCGGCTGCGGGCCTGGGTGGCGATGGGGCGCTGCAGCATTGCAGGTGGGTGGGTGAGCCAGCGCCTCGGGTCATCGAGTAGGGCAGTGGCGCTGTCATCGCGCATGCTGA